CTCACTGAGCGTCTTAAGGATCTGATCAACAATGAAAAGTATCAGCACGAAACTGAGTATGTTGAGATCCCTGTTGTCAACGAAGACCAACTTGTTGTTGGTTGGAAAAAGATTGTTGAGCAATCTGAGTTGAACTTCACTACGGAAGAACAACCCGAATGGATCGTTGCTGACATTGAAAAGTCTGCTGTAGATTTCAAAGAGTTTCAGAAGAAGTCACAGAAGGAAGTCAACTTCTTGGTCAAAGAGTTTGAGTGTCGTAAGGCAGCAGATGCATACGCTCGTACCAGCAGTGCTCGTACTGGTGTTCTTGACACTGGTAAACTCCACACTTACAAGTACAACGATGACATCTTCAAGCGTATCAACGTTGTTCCTGATGGTAAGAATCACGGGATGATCTTCATCCTGGACTGGTCTGGTTCTATGTCCAACTGCCTTATGGATACTGTCAAGCAAGTGTTGCAACTTGCTTGGTTCTGCCGCAAGGTAAACATCCCATTTAAGGTTCTTGCTTTCTCATATGCTTGGAGTGCATTCAATTATATTGAAGGATCTATGAATGATCGTTTCGATCGTGTCGCTGGTAATATTGCATTCGGTTCTGGATTCTCTCTGCTAGAGATGCTCTCTTCCGAATGCACAACTAAGGAGTTCAACCGTCAGGCACTGTGCCTCTGGAGGAACGCTGGTGCTGTTTCCAGTAACACTGCAACCTGGGGTCGTTTCTATTCATTCAACACAACCCCTGGTCTGTCCCTCTCAGGCACTCCATTGATCGAAACCATCGCAGCACTACATTCGATCATTCCTGGGTTTGTGAAGCGTCACGCTCTCCAGAAGTGCTCTGTCACGATCCTTACTGATGGTGAGTCCAGTCCCGCATCCATCTTCTCTCAGAGCGACTACCTTGGTGGACGTGTCTACGAGAATATGTTCGGTCGTCGTGCACAACTCCGTGACCGCAAGACTGGTAAGATCTATCGCAAGATGGAGAACCCTCTTGAGCAGGTCAACATCTTCCTTGAGAACCTCAAGGATAGGTTCCCTCAGGTCTCACTCCTTGGGTTCCGTCTCTGTGCTCCTCGTGACGTTCGTAACTATCTTTGGAACTGTCACTATATGAAGTATATGACTGAGGATGTCAACGCTGTTCACAGCAAGTTCAAGAAGGAGAAGTTCTATGAAATCAAGAACTCCCCTTATGATGCTCTCTATGTTCTTCCTGCTAACACTCAGGACACTGGAGATGAACTTGACAAGTTGACTGAAGAAGCAACCACCAGTCAGATCCGTACTGCATTCAAGAAAATGAACAAGGGCAAGTCTGCTAACAAGCGTATGCTCAACTCCTTCGCAAGGACGGTTGCATAAGTGGCACAGTTCATACCCGCATCCCCGTCTCCCGACGCTATACTAATTACATACAAACAAAACAAACAAATGTTCGCACCTCATCCTGTCACCACTCAAGATCTTATTTCTTTCCTTTCTAAGCACGGCGAGCAAGTCGGCACTCCCGAACTGCTGTCTGCTGCTGAGCACTTCGACTGTTCTTTCGCAACTGTCAAGAAGCGTCTTAAGGATCACAAGGCAGGTATCGGTAAGTGGAACCTGACTATTGCTGAGAAACTTGAGAAGACCTATCAAGCAACAGCAGCAACTCCTGCCGTGGATCAAGTTTCTTTGGTTCCCTCTAAAGACGAAAACTATATCCCATTCGGAAACTTCAATTCCATCAAGAAGATCATCAAGTCTGGTATCTTCTATCCTACTTACATTCAAGGTCTGTCTGGAAACGGTAAAACTTTCGGTGTGGAGCAAGCGTGTGCTCAACTAAATAGGGAGTTGATTCGCGTTAACATCACCATTGAAACCGACGAGGATGATCTTATTGGTGGTTTCCGTCTTGTTGATGGCAACACTGTTTGGCACAACGGACCAGTCGTCGATGCTCTGGAACGCGGAGCAGTGCTGCTTCTAGATGAAGTAGACTTGTCCTCCAATAAGATCCTCTGCTTGCAGTCTGTGCTGGAAGGCAAGGGTGTATTCTTGAAGAAAATCGGTAAGTACGTTCAACCAAAAGAAGGTTTCAATGTTATTGCAACTGCAAATACTAAAGGTAAAGGCAGCGATGACGGTCGCTTTGTTGGAACTAATGTTCTCAACGAAGCATTCCTAGAGCGTTTCGCCATTACACTTGAGCAGGACTATCCGTCCGTCGCGACAGAAACCAAGATTCTTGGTAAGATCTGTGGTGACAAGGATTTCTGTGGTCGCCTTGCTGACTGGGCAAGCATCATTCGTAAGACCTTCCAAGAGGGTGGTATTGACGAAGTGATCTCTACTCGTCGCTTGGTCCACATCGTGAAGGCATTCGCTATCTTCGGTTCCAAGGAAGATGCCATCAAGTACAGCATCAATCGTTTCGATGATGAAACTAAGCAGGCATTCCTTGAACTCTATGATAAGATCGATAACGACTTCGACAAGGACGGTAACCCTGAACTTCTTGGTTGACGCGATTCACACAGTAGTGTACAATTAAACAATCTATGGATCTTCCGATCTCTGATAAAGAACTGGTAACCATCATCGCTGCCCTCAAACTGGGTGGCGATACCAGTCTTCACAACAAACTCTGCCTTGTAGCAGAACTGCGAGAACAAGGCAAACCCTATAAGAAAATTCTTCGTGAACAGTACGGTTATGTCGTTTAAGTATGACGAGGAACGGATTCTAAAGGAAGTTCGTGATTACATCACAGGCACCTACGGTGCACATTACTCTTCCGATAACATCCAAACCCTCGATTTGATTGAATCTGTTGGTGACGCAGAGGCATTCTGCAGATCCAACATCCTAAAATATGCCTCTCGCTATGATAAGAAGGGTACAGCAAGGAGGGACATCATCAAGATTATCCACTACGCTATGCTCCTCCTCCACTTCTCTGATAAAACCGCACAAACTGAAAGTTATCCTCAATGAGCGTTGTCAAACTTACTAAGAAAACTGAGAACATCCTCAAGAATTTCGCTACGATTAACAAGTCTATCATTGTTACTCCTGGCAACAAATTGCGTACGATGTCTGTCGGCAAGAATATCTTTGGTATTGCTAAGATTCCTGAAGACATCCCTCGGCAAGTCGCGATTTATGATCTGGGGCAGTTCCTCAGTTGTCTCTCGCTGCATCAGACTCCAGTGTTTGACTTCCGTGCGGAGAAGAAAGTTACAGTTACAGATCAGACATCTGCGACTACAACAACGTTCTTTGATGCAGACCCATCCACCATCCAGTCTCCGCCGAACAAAGAGATAGAGATGCCTGACATCGATGTGGAGTTTGAACTTCGCACCGATACTCTCAACGACCTGATGAGAGCAGCAAGCATCCTGGGTGTTCCTGATCTGTGCCTCTTCAACAAAGGTGAGAACGTACAACTTATGGTTTGCGATAAGAAGAACGAAACTTCTAACACCTTCTCTGCTATTGTTGGTAAGCACAATCCTGAAGTTGCTGACTTCTGTTACTGCTTCAAAGTTGAAAACATTCGACTGATGCCTGGTGACTACAAAGTCAGTGTTGCTAAGAATAAAGTCAGTCACTTTATTTCTGCTGATGGCAACCTCGAATATTACATTGCTCTAGAACCTTCGTGATCCAAAAATTTGATGATCTATTCCAAGTTCCTGTCTACCGCTCTCCAGTCCCAAACTGGAGCACGACTCTCAAGTCTGATTTCCTCAATCTTGTTGATTGGGATGACCGTGAGTGCCACGCAGGACACTGGTTTGATCCTGTAGAGTCTAGTCAAGATGTCTGTGCGTACACTGATTACTACAAGTATTATGATGCAGGAGTACAACCAGACTACTTCCCTAACCTCCTTAAAATCCTGAGGCAACCTCTTCAGGAGTTCCAGCAACTCCACCCTGGTTCCACCGTAGACAATGCTTGGTGTCAGCGGTATACTGAAACTGCCTGCCACCCAGCACACAACCACGGTGCTATTGGTTACTCAGCAGTGTTCTATGCACAACTCAGCAGGGGTGCTTCACCTACTGCTTTCTTCTCACCAGTGGCAGATCCCTGGACGGGACAAATTGAAACCATTGTTCCGCCCTGTGTCGAAGGTGATATTATTTTCTTCCCTTCGTATATGATCCACCAATCTCTACCACATCGTGATAGTATTGATAAGGTGATCTTCAGTTTCAACCTTTCCAAATCCCAAGAACAAATTTTGATATGAGTGGTTTCCTGTGGTGTGAGCAGTATCGTCCGCGTGTTGTGGATGACTGCATTCTGCCTGAGAACATTAAGAGTGTTCTGAACAAGTTCGTGGACAAGGGTGAGATTCCAAATCTCCTCCTGTCTGGTCCACCAGGTATCGGCAAGACCACTGTCGCTAAAGCACTTTGCGAACAACTTGGAGCAGACTATTATGTCATCAATGGATCCGACGAAGGTCGATTCCTCGATACTGTCAGAAACAATGCGAAGAACTTCGCTTCAACCGTATCGCTTGCGTCATCTGCTAAACACAAAGTCATCATCATTGATGAGGCAGATAACACAACCCCTGATGTTCAACTCCTCCTACGGGCGTCTATTGAGGAGTTTAGCAACAACTGCAGATTTATCTTTACCTGCAACTACAAAAACAAAATCATCGAACCGCTCCACAGTCGATGTTCTGTTATCGAGTTTGCAATCAACGGAAAAGAAAAGCAACAACTCGCAGCAAACTTTTTCAAGCGTGTCCAGTCCATCCTTGAAGAACAAAAAGTCGATGCCGAACCTCGCGTTCTGGCGGCGCTAGTCCAAAAGTATTTCCCCGACTTTCGTCGGACTCTGAATGAACTCCAACGTTATTCTTCCATTGGTAAGATTGACACTGGCATTCTTAGTGTTGTATCTGACACTAAACTTGATGACCTTGTAACTTTCCTGAAGAACAAGGAGTTTACTAAGATGAAGAAATGGGTTGTGCAGAATCTCGATCACGAACCTACTCAAATTATGAGGAACATTTATGATAGTCTCTACACACATTTTCAACCCCAATCTATTCCTGAAGCAGTTCTTGTCATCGGTGAATACCAGTACAAGTCTGCTTTCGTTGCCGATCACGAGATCAACCTGGTGGCGTTTTTAACTGAACTAATGATGAGGTGTCAATTCAAATGAATGTAAAAGTTATTCGTATGTGGTCTGGTGAAGATGTTGTCACCGACGTTGTTAAAGAAGACGATGAGAGTATCACGATTGTGAATCCTATCGTTGCTATCCCTAGCGGACAAGGTACTCTTGGTTTTGCTCCTTGGGCACCTATCATTAAGAAAGGTGGCACTGAGATTACCATTCCAAAATCTTACGTGGTATACTTGCTTGATACTCAAGACGGTATCATTGATCAGTATAAGGAGATGTTCTCCGCTATCAAAACACCTGATAAAAAGAAACTAATCCTATGATGTATTTTGGTCAAGCATCGTTGAATCTCAACGAAGCGTGGAATATGAGTTGGGGTGAGGGTATCCAATTCATTATTGTTCTGGTTGCTCTCTACTACACTAAGAAGCGGATTGATTTGTACTTCGCAAAGAAGACCGCAAAGTCTACAGTTTACAAAGTTAAAATCGTAGAAGACTAATGCATCTCTATCCGAAGCAGTACAATTTTGTTGATGCACTTACTGACATTCGTTCTGTAATTCATCTCATCGGACTCCACGGTTCAAACCTTATTGGTTTGGAGGTTGGAGTCTTTCGTGCTGAAAGTCATTGTACTATTCTTCAGAACTGTCCTAACGTCAAGAAACTGTATGGTATCGATAACTGGAAACCATACACCGACTATCTAAATCCAAATGATAGTAATCTTCCAGACAAGTGGCAGCAGGTACCAATCAATAGTACCAACGAATCCGAAATGGAATTGGTTGAGTTTACTGCTAAGCACAATATCAAATGGTCTGGTGAGAGTAACCGATCTGAATTGTGGAAAGGTTATTCTGAAGATCTTGTACAACGATGTGATGATGGGACCTTTGATTTTATTTTCTTAGATGCTTGGTTGAATTACGATCAAGTTCTTCAAGAT